AACCCCTTGGCTTACCCAATGGGCGTGACATCGAGTACGCGATCTCCGAGCCTGCCATCCGCAACCTCGAGATCAACATGACTGGTCTGAACACAGGCATCCTCAAGCCTAACGCGCCTGTTGAGCCTTTAGGGGCGCTCCACAACACCTACACCCATCGAATCTTAGGCGAGGCGATTGGCCCCCGTGAGGTGCTGTCTCCCTTCACCATGTCATACCCTGACGCAACTGCGCATGTCTTAAGAACTCAAAACCCTTCAGACTTCACAGGAACGATCCAGAAGGTGTTCCCCCACCAAGTCGTTGACCAACAGTACCTAGACGAGATGGGCAAGTACCAAGACCGAGTCAAGCAGATCACTGGCTACAAAAAGGGTGGAGCGGTTAAGAAGTTCCAAGCTGGTGGCAGAGCTAAAGTAGTCAAGTCACTTGCTGACCTGATTGAAACTTATGCCCCCAAGTCAGCTAAGACAACTGTCATTGAGACTATTGAAGCGCCAGCTATTGTCATCCCTAAAGGAATCAGTAGGGTTAAGGAAGCAGTCCGCACAGCCAAAGGTAACTATGGTGCAAAGCGTGTAGAGCGTGCGGCTGATGAGATTGCTAACCTTGACAAGATGTACACAGAAGAGGCGCTTCGCCAAGCATTCTCTGGTGACAACGCCAAAGCCATGATGACCATGAACCCAGCGGACTTTGAGAACTACGCCGCTCGACTGCACTACAAGAACAGCGTTGGCCCCAAGGCGGCAGAGTTAGCTAGCCAAGGTGACCTCTCAAAGCACACAATGTCCACTGAGGACTACCTCAAGTACCTGCGCACACTGCCTGAAGGCTTTAACGATATTCCATATTTGCAAATTAGCAAGCAAGAGACTGGTTTACCTTTAATGCCATACATCACAGGTCATGAAGGTCGCCACCGCAACCGCGCCCTAGCTGGCGCTGGTCAGCAACAAAGCCTTGTGCAGTTGATGCCAAACTATGAGTTGCGTGAGCCATTGCCTAGACGCTCACAAGAGGAATACATTGAGGCGCTCAAAGATGAGATGGCTATGACTGGAAACAAAGTCAAGCCAGAGAAATACTTTGACGACTCGTTGCCCAAAAACCTGTTGATTGATCGCCCACCAATAGACCTGCCTGACTTCTATGCTGAGGGTGGCCCTGTCCACATGTCAGAAGGTGGTAGTAGTAGCAAATACCATCCTGACATTCAAGAAGCACTGAAAGCTGGTCGCATTACGCCGAATCAAGCTAAGTGGATGAATAACTACCAGAACACCCCCGGTAACCCAGAGATTGGAACCGCAGGTATCCGTGATGGTATATCTGAAAAAATGATGAACTACATGAAAGCAGTCCGTGCTGGTGAGTACACAAGACCAAACTGGATGGAGCCTATCCCTAAAGAGGTAAAGATGCCTTACTGGGCTACTGGCAAGTTAGACTTGGATCGTGAGGGTTTAAGGCAACTTGACAAAATCCCAGCCATGACTCGCAAGGCTTTCAACGCAAGCGAATACTCCAACACCTTCCCAGTGGGCACAAATGACTTGACATATTACATGGAGTTGATGAAGGCTTCGCAAGAAAACCCAGACTACCAGCCTTACATTGATGAGATTGAAAAAATCAAAGAGCGCAACCCAAGCATTGGCAAAGCTAAAGGTGGTAAGGTCAAAGCCTATGCAACTGGAGGGGCTGTCGAGTACAATCCCGATGAAATCGACAAAATAGCGTCATCGCTATATGAGGAACTGTATGGCTGAACAAAACAAAGACCTAACGATCCCTGAAGATAAAGGCGAAACTGTCGAAGTCGATGAAGACTATTCTGAAGTAGAAGACACTGAGGATGGTGGCGCGATCATTCGTGAAAAAGAGAATGACGAGGACGCACAAAAGAACCAAGCCCACTTTGCAAACATTGTTGACGATGTAGACCAGTCTATGCTCGTCGAGGCGACTACGGACTTGCTCGAGAAGATCGACAAGGACAAGGAGGCACGCTCGAAGAGGGATAAGCAGTATGAAGAGGGGCTACGGCGCACAGGGCTAGGTGATGATGCCCCCGGCGGCGCTCAGTTCACAGGCGCAAACAAAGTCGTCCACCCCATGCTCATCGAAGCCTGCGTGGACTTCTCCGCTCGAGTCATGAAGGAGATTTTCCCTCCAAGTGGCCCCGTCAAGAGCAAGATTCAAGGCGAGAAGAACAAAGAGAAAGTCGACAAGGCAGAGCGCAAAGCCGCCTTCATGAACTGGCAAACCACTGAGCAAATGACCGAGTTCCGTGGCGAACTTGAGCAACTCAGCACCCAACTCCCACTAGGTGGAGGACAGTACCTCAAGATGATGTGGAACCCACAGCACCGCAGACCAGCGGCTGAGTTCATCCCCATCGACGATGTCTACCTGCCATTTGCGGCAACCAACTTCTACAGCGCTGAGCGCAAGACCCATGTCCAGTATGTAACCAAGATGGAATACATGCGCAGGGTCAAGTCTGGCATGTACCGCGATGTTGATGTTGGCACAGCTAGTGAGCCTGAGTACAGCAAGTCAACACAGGCTAACGATAAGATCGAAGGTCGCAAGGAGTCCTCCTACAACGAGGATGGACTGCGCACAATCTTTGAGATTTACACCTATCTAGACTTTGGTGATGGCGTTGAGCCTTACATCCTGAGCGTGGACAAGTCGAGTGGGCTGGCGCTGTCGCTGTACCGTAATTGGGAAGCCGAAGACATGCACCGCAAGGAGCTTGACTGGATTGTGGAGTTTGGGTTCGTGCCATGGCGTGGTGCATACCCAATCGGACTGACGCACATGATTGGTGGACTGAGTGGAGCGGCGACAGGCGCTCTGAGGGCGCTGATGGATAGTGCGCACATTCAGAACATTCCTACGCTACTGAAACTAAAAGGTGGCCCCGGGGGGCAAACCATCAACCTCCAGCCCACCGAAGTCGTGGAGATGGAAGGCGGCGCACTCGTGGACGATGTCCGCAAGATCGCCATGCCCATGCCCTTCAACCCACCCTCTGCGGTGCTCTTCCAGTTGCTTGGCTTCTTGGTCGACGCAGGCAAGGGCGTTGTTCAGACCTCCTTTGAGAAGCTGAGCGACCAGAACCCTAACGCCCCTGTGGGCACAACCCTCGCTCTGATTGAGCAGGGCATGGTGGTGTTCTCCTCCATTCACTCACGCCTGCACTCATCAATGGCGCGTGTGTTCAAGATATTGCACCGCATCAATTCTGCCTACCTGACAGACGAAGATGTCGAGGCGCTTGAGTCTGGTTTTGATATTGAGCCTTCTGACTTTGATGGCCCAATGGATGTCATCCCTGTCAGCGACCCAGCGATCTTCAGTGAGGCACAAAGGTTTGCGCAGATTCAGGCGATCATGCAGAGGGCGCAGGCAATGCCCCAGATGTATGACCAGCGCAAGGTGGAGGAGATGTTCCTGCGCAACTTGAAGATTAGTGCGGATGAGGTGTTGCAGGCACAACCGGGGTCTGAGGACATCGACCCCGTCAGCGAAAATGTCGCCGCCACCATGGGTCGCCCTGTCTTCGTCCTGCCCAAGCAAGACCACATGGCTCACCTCAAGACCCACCTCGCGTTCTTGAAGTCACCCCTGTTTGGTAGCAACCCAGTGATCGCACGGACATTCATGCTTCCTATTGCCACACACCTGCGTGACCACTTGCTGAACTACTACCTTGTCGAAGCCCACAACGCTGTCGACATGGCTCAGCGCGAGGACTTGATCCAAGAAGAGGCAGACGAGCAGGTCGCAGTGATCTTGCAAGTCCAGCAGTTCATTGAACAGCAACTTGGTGGCTTTGCTCAGCAGTTGGCTCAGATCGATCAAGCGGCTCAGCAGTTTGCACCAAAGCCACCTGTCATGCAGGACAAGGCTATGGAGATTGCGCAACTCAACGCGCAGGTTCAGAGTCAGGCTATGCAACAGCGTGCTCAGATGGAGCAGGCAAAACTTCAACTGCAACAGCAGAAACTTCAGGTCGACGCGCAGACAGATGCGCAGAAGAGCCAAGAAGACTTGCAGAAGGAGCAGATGCGCCAGAGGGCAGAGAACGAACGCACGATGGTGGAGTTGGATACCAGAGAGCGGATGAACACAGCGGACAACGACACAGCGATGAGGCTTGCGGCAACGGAGCTTGCGACTGGGGAGAAGTTTGCGGTGAGTACGGGCACGGGGATCAACCCCGGGGCGCGTTGATTTTTAACACTTTACTTAGGAGACTTTCACATGTC